CAGAATGTCACAGCAGCAGCAATTGCAGCATCTACAAGAGCATCTAGTGGTAAATTAGAGTTAATAGCTAGAATCTTTGCAGAAACAGGTGTAAAAGAGTTATTTAAAGGTATTTTACATCTAGCAAACAAATACCAGGATAAAGCAGTCACAGTTGCATTGAGAGGTAAATATATTGAGTTAGACCCAAGAACTTGGTCAAATCTTTATGATGTATCAGTTAATGTTGGTCTTGGAACTGGTGATAAAGAAGAACAGGTAGCAAATCTTGGTTTTGTGTTAAATAAGCAAGAGGAAATCATAAAATCATATGGTGTGAATAATCCATTAGTTTCTGTTAAGAAATATGCTAAAACATTGAATAGTTTTATTGAGGCACTTGGAATAACTAATTCTCAAGAGTATTTCAATGAGATAACACCAGAGATTGAACAAATGTTAGCACAGCCAGAAGAGCCACAGATGGATCAGACAGCACAAGTGTTAATGCAACAATCCCAAGCACAAATAGAGATTGACAGGCAAAAAGCATTAGCTGACATTGAGATTAAGAAAATTAAGATGGAAGAAGAAATGAAACTCAAGAGGGAAGAGATGATGTTTGAATTACAGCTAGAAAAAGAAAAATCAGAGGCAGACTTAGCAAGAAAAGAAAGAGAGTTAATGGCAGAGGCTAATTTAAAAGCAGCAAAAGTTAGTGCTGGTCTAACAAGTAATGTAAATATAAGGTCGCCACAATGAACAAGTATGAGAAAGCTGACAGAGCCAAAAACTATTTACAAGATGAATTTTTTATTGGAGAATTAGATAATCTAAGGAATATGCAGTATGACATTATTGGCAACTCAGGAAGTTCAAACAAAGATGAAAGAGAATCAGCTTATTATATGATTACTGCAATTAATTTAATTAAATCACATTTTGAATCTATTTCAATGAGCAAGAAAATAGATGAGAAAAAATTTAAAATACTATAGGAGTTAGCATGACCACAGATGTGAATGCAAATAAATCAGTTGTTGACAGAATGGCTGGAATACTTGAACCAGAGGCTTCACCAGAACAACCAAAGGAACAGGAATCTCAGGCAGATGTGCAACAGGAAACAGAAGAAATTATTGATGAAGTTGCTCAAGAGGAAACTCAAGAGCCAACTGAACTGATAGATGAAACTGTTGAAGATGAAGAAATAACTGAACCAGAAATTGAGCAACCTCAATCTTATCGAGTCAAAGTGCAAGGTGAAGAAGTTGAGGTTCCACTTGATGAACTGTTAAAGGGATATTCTAGGACTGCTGATTACACAAAAAAATCACAAAGTTTAGCAGAGCAGAAAAAGAAAGTTGAAAGTAAAGAAAAGGAACTTGATGCTTTAAACCAACTTCAAGCTAGATATGCAGAGAATCTTAAGGCACTAGACAATGTTCTAGCACAGTCTGAGAAAGATGTAGATTTAGAAGAATTGAAAAGAACTGATGAATCAGCTTATGTAAAAGCATTAGCTGAAAAAGGTGAAAGGGAAAGGCAAAGAGCAAAGTTACGAGCAGAACAACAAAGAGTTCAGCAAGAACAAGCCACTTTACAGACTCAACAGTATCAAAAGTATTTAGAAAGGCAAAATGATTTATTGATAGAGAAAATGCCAGAAATGAAAAACACAAAGCATAGAAATGCTGTTTCCCAAGAGATTATAGCTTATGGGAAAGAAGTTGGTTTAACAGATCAAGAGTTAAATCAAGTAGTAGATCATAGATTTGTGCAAATTTTACATGAGGCATCTCAATTCAAAAAACTTATGAAATCAAAGCCAGAAGTATTAAAGAAGTTGAAGACTGCACCTAAACTTATGAGAGCTGGTGTTGCTAAAGCAACATCACAAAGTCAACAGGACAATATTAAAAGGGCAAAATCTCAGTTACGCAAAACAGGTAATGTTAGAGATGCTGCCAGACTTTTTAATCAATTACTTTAAGGGAAAATTATGGCTACATATCAAACTTTTCAAGCAGTTGGTGAGAGAGAAGATTTAACAGATGTTATTTACGACATTTCACCAACAGACACACCATTTATGAGTTCAGTTGCTAAAACATCAGCAACTAATGTTTATCATGAGTGGCAAACAGACTCTTTGGCAGCAGCAGCATCAAATGCAGCAGTCGAGGGTGCTGACGCAAGTGATGCAACTCTTTCAGCTACAACAAGAGTTGGTAATTACACTCAAATCAGTCAAAAAACAATCAAAGTGTCAGGAACACTAGAATCAGTTGACAAAGCTGGTAGAAAGTCTGAAAAGGCTTATCAATTAGCTAAAGCATCTAAAGAAATCAAGAGAGATATGGAATTGGCTCTTTTGAATAACACAGTTCAGAGTGCTGGTAACGCATCTACTGCTAGAGTTCTTGGTGGTATTCAAACTTGGATCAATTCAAACTATGATGGTGGAACATCAGGAACTGCTGGTTCTTTAGGAACTACTGCAAAGGTTGATGGAACAGATAGAACTTTTACAGAGGCTATTCTAAAGACTGTTGTTAAAGAAGTCTTTAACTCAGGTGGTGAGCCAAAAGTTCTAATGACTACACCAACACAAAAGCAAGTTGTATCTGGGTTTGCTGGTATTGCAGCACAAAGATATATGGCTCCAGCAGATCAGCCAACTACAATCATTGGTGCTGCTGATGTGTATATGTCTGACTTTGGTCAAATGTCTGTTGTTCCAAACAGATTTATGACATCAGAGGCTGATAGTGGTGAGGTTGCATTAGTGCTTGATCCAGAAATGGCAAGTGTTGCATATCTCAGACCATTCCAGACAAATGATCTAGCAAAAGCTGGTGATGCTGAAAAAACTCAATTATTAGCTGAGTATACATTACAGGTTAATAATGAGGCAGCACATGGCATTTGTGCAGATTTAACTGAGTAATATAGGAATTAGGGGGAGGAAACTCTCCCTTTACCTTTATGTTAAGCGAATATAAAACACAATTAGTTCACCCAGATGGAGAGGGTGGAATAGTAATAGAAACAAAGCAAGATTGTTCAGATTTAGTTGAGCAAAACAAAAAGGAATTTAATTCATTTGATGAAAAAGCAAGATGGTCAGATGACATCTTTGGAAACAAAGTAGCATCAATCCCATTAACAGCAATTGATGATTTGCAGAAAAAAGGAATTATGAGAGGTTTTGCAGTAGTTGATCAAAAAAAGTTCAATGAATGGTTAAATCACCCAGATCAGAGATTTTTTAGAACTAGACCAGGAAGATTATAGATGGCATTTACCAATTATTCTGACTTACAGACAAGTGTGGCTAGTTGGCTTGGTAGAGATGATTTAACAGAAAGAATTAAAGACTTTATTGAATTAGGTGAAGTAAGATTAAGAAGAACACTTAGAATCAGAGAGATGTTAAAAGATGTAACAGCTACAACAACATCAGGAGATTCAACAGTTGGATTACCAAGTGATTTTCTTGAGGTCAGAGATATTCATGTTTCTACTAATCCAATACAACCATTAGATTTTTTAACACCAAGTGCATTTTTTAGTAATACAAGGGCAACTGAGTCAGGTAGACCATTGCAATACACTATTAAAAGCCAAGAGTTTCAATTAGCACCAATACCTGATAGCACTTATACTATTGCATTGTTGTATTATGCAGAGCCTGATTTATTAAGTGATTCAAACACAAGTAATGTGTTCCTGGCAAATGCACCTGATGCTTTATTATATGCAAGTTTGGTAGAGGCAGAGCCATATTTGATGAATGATCAACGATTACAAGTTTGGGCATCAATGTTAGAAAGAAGTTTAGATGCTTTAAACAAACAATCCATTCAATCACAATACTCAGGTGTTCCTTTATCAATGAAATTAACGAGAAAGAGGTAATATAAATGACAGCAATGAGCAATTATTTAGAAAATGCACTCATTAATGCTACATTAAGAAATACATCATACACATCACCATCTACTGTTTATGTTGCTTTATTCACATCAGACCCAACAGATGCTGGAACTGGAACAGAATGTAGTGGTGGTGCTTATGTCAGGCAGTCAGCAACATTTGCTGCACCAAGTGATGGTGCATCATCAATAAGTGCAGATGTTGAGTTTCCACAGGCAACAGGTGATTGGGGAACAATAACACATTTTGGAATATTTGATGCTAGTTCATCAGGGAATCTTTTGTATCATGGTGCTTTAACTGCAAGCAAAACAATAGCAACAGGAGATGTTTTAAAAATTACATCAAGCAATTTAACAGTTACACTAGCTTAATATGTCTGATGGAACAGCACCATTTAATTTAGATCAGTTAGATCAATTTGGAACAATTGATTCACTTGCATTTAGTTTAGATAGTGATGTTTGGAACACATTAGTAATTCATCACCCAGATGCCTCAGTAACAGCATCAGCAACAACATCAGGAGCTGGTTTAAGGGAAAGGTTAGTTGATGGCTCTGTTACAGGAAGTGGTTCGATTAGTAGCTCTGCTATTCGCATTCAGTTTATTGACAGTTCTGTATCTAGTAGTGGTTCTGTTAGTCTTGATGCTATACGCATTCAGTTTGTTGATTCATCAGTAAGTGCATCTACTACAACAAGTGCATTAGCTGGTGTTGTATTTAGTGCTGATAGTTCAATAGATGTCACAGGAACAGTCTTAGCAAGTGCTGTAGGAGTGTTTGTTAATAGTTCATTTGTAGATGCTTTTGCACCACCAAATGCAACTGTTTCATGTGAAACATATGTCTTTGGTGAAGAGTGGGGTGATGTTACAATAGATGAAGATACTTGGACAGATGCAGTTATTGGAAGTCAAACTTGGACTCAAACAACAGTAGGATATGATACATGGCATTAACTAGAGTTAAATTTGAAGAATGGTATCCAGATCAGCCACATTTACTTGGTGCTTTAAAAGATGCAAAGAATGTTATCCCTACAACAACTGGATATACTTATTTTAACAATGCAGAGGCAATATCTAATAGTGCAGCTCAAAACTTAATTCGAGTGTTTCCAGCAAAGTTTGGAACACAAACACAACTGTTTGCAGCATCTGCATCAAAACTTTACAAATACGCATCAGCAGACTTAGATTTAGATGATGTATCTAAATTAAGTGGTGGATCACCTAGTAGTTACACAACGACTGATAGATGGTCTTTTACTCAATTTGGAACAAAACTTATTGGTGCTAATAAGCATGACACTTTACAAGCATGGACTATTGGAACATCAAGTAATTTTGATGATTTAGACGCATCAGCACCAAGTCCATATTATGTCACAGTTGTAAGAGATTTTGTGGTTTGTGCCAGAGATTCATCTAATCCTAGTAAAGTATTTTGGAGTGACATCAATGATGAAACAGATTGGACTCCAGCAACGACCTCCCAAAGTGATACCCAGATAATTCCAGATGGGGGAAATATTTTGGGTATTACAGGTGGGGAGTTTGGTTTAGTGTTACTTGAAAGAGGTATACATAGAATGAGTTATATTGGTTCACCATTCTATTTTCAGTTTGATAATATCTCAAGAGGTATTGGTTGTTTTGCAGAGGGTTCTATAACTCAATATGGTCAAATCACATTCTTTTTGAGTGATGATGGGTTTTATATGTGTAATGGCTCACAAGTGACACCAATTGGCACACAAAAGGTAGATAGATTCTTTTTTAATGATTTAAACTCTGCAAGTTTAGCAAATTTATCATCAGCAGTTGATCCAATCAATAAATTAGTGATTTGGTGCTATCCAAACAATAATGATGAACAAGCATTACTTATTTACAACTGGCAGATACAAAAATGGTCAAGAGCCATAGTTGATGTTGATTTTATTTCAACTGGTGCTATTCCTAGTGTTACTTTAGAGGGATTAGACTTATATTCTAGTTCTATTGATGATTTAACAACATCACTTGACTCAAGATTATGGGTTGGTGGCAATTATGCTTTAGCTGGTGTGAAAGATGACAAAATTGTCACATTTACTGGTAATAAATTGTCAGGTGAGATAGTAACAGGTGATATTGATACTCAAGGTAACAGTATTATTAATTTAGCTAGACCATTAGTTGAAAATGGTTCAGCAAATGTGTCTGTGGCTAGTAGAATCGCACCTAGTGATACGATCACATTCCCAGCCTATGTTAGCCCTAGTTCAGAAAATAGAGTGCCTCTGAGGGCTGTAGGAAGATTCCATAGAGTTAAAGTTCAACCAACAGGAGATAATTGGGATAGTGCTGTTGCAATAGATTTGGAAGTGAATAGATTGGGAACTAGATAATGTTTAGAGGATTAAATCCAACAGGTGCAGAACCAAGAGTAATATCAGAGGTAGTGAATGGTATTTTAAATGGAAAGATTAATTCTACAGGAACAGTTACATTTTCAACAGGCACAACAGAAACAACAGTTTATAATGAAAGAATGAGTCCAGATACAGTTGTAATATTTTCGCCAAGAACACTTAATGCAAGTGCTGAAACAGACCACACTTATGTAAAAACTAAAAATGATGGTAATTTTGTGTTTGGTCACAGAAATGTATCTCATACAGATATAACTTTTGATTATGCATTACTAGGGTAATTATGGCTATTTATCAAGGAAAAAAAGTCACATTAAACAAGCCAAGCAGAATTAGGCAAGGTGAGCCAGGATATGGTAGAAAAAAATTTAAGGTTCATGTTAATGATAATGGCAAGGTTAAAAAAGTTATGTTTGGTGATCCTAATATGAAAATCAAAAAACACATAAAAAAAAATCAAGATAGTTATAATGCTAGAGGAAAGTGTAAAGAAAAAAAAGACAAAACAACTCCTGGTTATTGGTCTTGTTATAAGTGGAATAATTAAAAATGGAATATACATACATCAAACCAAATGAGTTAAGAGGAAGTTGGGAATACATTAAAAAGGGTTTATCTAAAATACTAAAGAAAAGCCCAGAACAATGGATTCCAGAAGATATTTATGCAGATTGTGTTAGTGGACATTCTCATGTTGTTCTGTTTACAGAAAAAGACAGAGCATTAGGTTTTTGTGTTCTGCAAAAAAGAAACAGGGATTTGCATATATGGTGTGCTTATGGTGAAGTTAGTGGTTACTTACACAAAGCATTTAATGCAATTAAAACTATTGCCAAAGAATCTGAATTAGATAAAATAACCTTTGAAACATGGAGAAATGGTTGGGAAAAAAAGGCAAAACTTTTAGGGTTCAAGCCAAGAACCTATTACATGGAGATTTAAAATGAGTGGTGGTGGAAGTTCAGGAAGTTCAACTGTAAGAAATGAGTTAGACCCAACAGTCAAACCATTTGTTAAATATGGATTAGATGAGGCTCAAAGGCTTTATAGACGAGGTGGTGAACAATACTATCCTGGTCAAACTTATGTGGGTATGTCACCACAAACACAAAGTGCATTAGGTCAAGCAGAGCAAAGATCAAAAATGTTGCAGAATTATATTAATCCTGTAACTGGCATGGTTGGTCAAACTGCTGCTGGTGGTTATCTAGGTGGTAATCCATTTTTTGGTGGTGCATTTGATGCAGCAACTAGACAGGCTAGAGGTCAATATGAAGATGCAACTCAAAGGTTAAGAAGTCAGGCGAGTTCATTAGGTAGATATGGGAGTCCAGCACAAAGTATGTTGCAAGATGCTCAAGATGCTACCTATGCTCAAGCATTAACTGATACTGCTGGAAAACTTGCATATGAGAATTATGCAAGAGAAAGAGGCAATCAATTACAGGCACAAATGAATTTAGCTAATATGTTAGAGTCAGGGTTAGATAGAAGAATTGGTGCAACAGAGCAACTGTTACAAGCTGGTCAAATAGCAGAGGGCTATGAAGAGGCAAAACTTGCTGATGCTATTAACAGATTTAATTTCCAACAAGCTAGACCACAAGCAAATCTTAATAGGTATTTGAGTGCAGTTTATGGCTCACCACAGGGATCACAAACCACTAGCCCTGTGTTTAGAAACAGAGCAATGAATACTTTAGGTGCTGGTTTACTTGGTGCTGGTTTAGCACAAACAGCCCAAATAAATCCAACATATGGTGCTGGTGCTGGTGCATTATTGGGGTTACTAGGGTGAGTGGTGCAGAGCCATTAATCTTTGGTGCTATTGCTGGTGGTGCAATAGATAAAGAAAACCCAATGCGTGGTGCAGTTATTGGTGCAACTGGAATGAATTTATTAGCTGGTGGATTAGGAACTGCTGCACAAGCATATGCTGGTTCTGCTGGTGGAGTTACAGGTGCTGGTGCTGGTATGAACGTTGCACCTAATATAACAAATCTAGCAACTAACACTTTGACAAATCAGGGAGTAGCATCAACTTTAGGAACAACTGCAAATTTAGCACCTACAATAACTAAAGAAGTTGTAGGTACAGCACCACAAAATTTTAAACTTTT